GGGCAGCACGGGCGTGGACTCCTTGGTTGGTATGTCGGTAGCCGCCATCAGTCCGACGGCTTGTAGGGGCACAGAATCGGGGGTTAGAAATAGGGCACGCTCGGCAGCTCGGCGCTTTACCAAGCCCGGAAGTTCCTTACCGGCGGCTAGGTTCCACCGTTGAAACTGGTTGGCGGCACTGGCATAGTCGCCAGCATTCAGAAGGCGCAAGAGAGTGGACTTGCTTAAAGCGCCGCCGCCCACGTTGTAGGCAAAGCTCACAAGTGCGCTGAGCTGGTTTTCAGTCAACGGCACCGTCACCATCGCGGCAACGGCACGCTCGAATCCTTGCAAGTCGTTGGCTAAGTAGTCGGTGGCCTGTTGTTCTGTGCATTTGTCACCGCGTTGCACCTTGCGCCCGTCGGGGTAGACGGTGGTGCCGATGCCGATTGTCCAAACGCCTGCCGGACAAAGATACGCACGCAGGCGCAAGCCCTCGGCCTGCCGGATCAGCGACAGGCCGGCAGCGTTGGTGATCATTTGAAAAACTGAGCGGCGAGCTTAAACAGGCCCAGCACGGCGACCGCAGCGAGCCACACGCCGATGCCACGATTCACCCACTGGTCAACGCGCCGGTCTACCGTGACGATGGCGACCTCGTTGGCGGTGACCTTGGTTTCGACCGCGCCGATACGCTCGGCCTGTGCGGTCTGGCGCTCCTCGATCACAACTAGGCGCATGACCGCATCGGTGAGCTTGTCTACTTTCGCTTCCAGGCGCAGAAAGCCGGGATCGGTTGTCATCACATCACCCTGATGGCCGAGTAGTGGATGGTTGCCGTGGCCCCGCTGCTCTGCGTTGCCTGCACAATCAGCCCGCTTCCTTGGCTGATCGTCAGCAATGTGCCCGCGATGTTTGACATGATCCGAAACGAGCCGTTTTGCGTGCAGATAATGGCAAACGCTGCATAGCTCGCGGTGTTGCCAGATTGCAATTGCGCCGACACCAGCCACGTCGAGCTGTTAACGTCGGGGATGGTGAATAGCGCGGTTCCGTTCGCGTTAGTCGCCGACACCGAGCCGTTGACTGTCGAGAAAATGCCGCTGACCATTTTCTTAAGGTTGCTCACCAAGCCGGCATCGGTAGACGCGCCGACCAGCAAGTTGCCGCTACCGTCCAGTTGCGGTGCGCCGGCCCGCGTCTGCGCGATGAATGCGGCATGTGCCCGCAGGTAGTCGTCCACCGTGCCCCGCGCAGACTCGCTGCCAGCAGGGGAGTTGGACGCGGCAGTTGTGGACAAATCGGTTATTACTGTCGGGACGGGCATGGATAATGCTCCCTTGTTGCGGGATAACTGGAGTTTGAATGGGCGAAGACTTGTGGGGCGTTAGCCCGATCTGGCTGGGCTACCTAGGGGCGGCGATTGTCTTGGCGTGGTGGAATGGCCGGAAGCGCAAGTAGCCCGCCGGTCAGGTAAGGCGTAGCCTGCGGGCCAGTCAAAAGCCCGCGCACCGACGGTTGATCGCGTTGCATTGCGAGCAGTCCTCGCGTATCCAGCGCCTGCGATTGCTGCATCCCGCGCACAAACCCGCGCACCGTGTCTTGCCCGATTGGCAAGCGGCCCGCGATTGAATCAAGCAGATCCAGACCGCGCCCGGCAAGCATTGCGCCGGTGTTGGAGTTGTTGACGGCAGAGCCACGCGGTTGCACGTTTTCATACCGCGCCACGCGCCCGACTGCTTTCAGTTGCGCGATCTCATCCGGCTGGAAGAACAGCGCAAGCTTGCGGTCGCCAATTGCCCGCAGCGCGTTGTCATAGCCACTCGCGCTAAAGTTGCCAACTTCATCTGCTGCGCCGTTGAGTGCTTTCGACTTTAGGTGCGCGGCGATCTGCCCGCGAATTGCATCGATTGCCGACTGGTCGCCGTCGATAGCTTGGCGCAGCGCCTGGACGCCGCTTACGGTTGCTTCTCTGCCCTGCCCGGTGATGTAGGTCGCAACAAACTTGTCAGGCTCGACGCCTTCATAAACCGCCCTCAGTGCCGGGACGGATTCAATGCGCTGCATCATTGTGCGGTTTGCCGCACGAGCCTGGTTGAAACTTGCAACAGCATCCTCGCCGAGCTGCGGCGCGTTGGGCATGGCGGGCAGGTTGCCGGGGTTGACGTTGCGAGCGCCAGCCGCGCCAGTCTGCTGACCCAAGCCCATAACAGGCGTGTCATCCAGTGCGCTACGGACAACGCCGAGCGCCAACCGTGTCGCGCCGTCATTGCTGGCCCGTTGCAGGTTGCCGATGGCCGTCTTCAGTTGCTCGGCGTAGTCAACCGTAAACGGCACTTCGCCGCGGGCAATGCGGTTCATGTGATCGCGCACCGCGGGCGGCAACGAACCGCCCAGCAACCTGTCGTCCAGCGCCTGCGCTGCGCGTTGCGTAAACTGCGCACCGTCTAGCGGAAATGAGCGCCCCTGCGAGTCTCGAGCCGCGCTGTAGAGACTGTCCACACCGGCTTTCTCTGCGGCAAGCCTGTTGCTAAGAGTACCGATCACCTGCTCGCCAGCGCCGATACTGTCCGTCCTGGTGCCTGCGCCCTGCCTGTTTAGCGAGTCAATAAGCGTGCGGTTGTTTGCGTTTTGTACCCCGGCAAGCCGCTGCATTCCCACATCGGTGCTGTTAGCGCCCGTCTTTGCGAGATTGCGCTCGCGTGTGATCTGCACCGGATCAAGCGTGATGTTGCCGCGTGTCGGCGTTGCCCCGACCGTCCTGTAATCTGCCAGCCGCGCCAGCACTTCCGGGCGCAGATCGCCGCCGGTCTTGAGCGCGTCCGAGACTTCGGCGCGTAGCGATTGGCGAACATCGTCAGCCAGTGCGCGATAGTTGATGCCTTGTCTCGAGAGTGCCAATTCGATCTGCAAGTCAACCTGTGCAGGCGATGGCGGCGCAATCCGCGAGCGCATCGCGTCCACTGTTGCTTGAGCTTTGCCCGCCACCATCGGCACCGCGACACCTGTTGCAACGCCACCTAACAGTGATGCAATGGCTTGCTCTACTGGCCCGCCGCCCGCTTCTCTCACGCTGCCGCCTGCACCGCCCGCGCCAGCCGCTGCGGCAACCTGCTGGCCGGGGTTGGCGGCAAGCATTGACGCAATTGCGCCCGGTGCTTTGGATGCCATCGCAGCAACCCCGCCAGCACCGGCCATCGTGCGCGTGATGTCCCCGACGACTCGCTCGTTGGCGTCCCTTGGTTGCGGTAGGCCAAACCTGTCGGCAAGCGCAGGCAGCGCATCCATTGCCATAGGCGCACGCGGCAGTTTGGTGCCAGCGAGATTATCAACGCCTGTCGCGGCAAGGTTGTAGAGCCTGCCAGGCACATCAGCGACCATTGCTGGCAGCGCCCCGCCGCCCTCAATGACATACCGCGCAGTCAGGCCGAGTTGCCGGGGAATGTCGCGGATGACTTCGCCTGCACGCACGGCCATCGGCTTGTCGGGCGCGGGCATGGCTTTCGGTGCGCCGGTCAGATGCGCGACGATCTCCGCATCGCTGTAGCCAGCCTTTCGCGCCGCGTCCGCGTTGAACTTCGCAGACGTAGCAAGATGCGTGGCAATCTCCGAATCGCTGTAGCCTGCGGCGCGTGCCGCTTCTGCGTCGAATGCCATGTCAGGGCGCTCCGAAAGACGACAACGGCGGGCGACCGCCAGATGGCGGGCTTGCGGCAGCGCCGCCTCTGCCTAACGGGCCAGCGCCCAATGCGATTCCTTCAATCTGACGACGGCGGTCAGCCGCTTTTTGTTGAATGGTCACTGCGTCGTCGTTAGGTTGCGGAAAATATTGTCGATCGGCGCTTTCAAATTCGTCTTTACCGATTACCGCGCCGGACTCTTTGCGCAACACCGCGTTAATAAAACTGCGTTTTGCTTGGTTGTACTGACGAGTCTCTGGAGACAAAAAGTAGTTTTGTCCGGCGGCAGTTGCCCCGCCAATCACCGGGAAGCCCGCAATATTGTTTTGCATTGCAGCGCCAACAATGCTGGGCTTGCTACCTAGAGCGTTGATAATTTTATCGGCCGCGTCTGCACGACTAGCAAACAGGTTGTCTCTTGTCTGCGCCTCGGTCGGAGCTTTGCCGGCTGGCACCATCGGCTGCCCGCCAACAAGAATCGGAATCGTTGCGCCCGTTTTCTTGTCAACAATCAGCCCTTGATCTGGCAGCACTTGCCCGTTGTTTATTCCAGCGTTTCGCGTATCCATCGCAAGTCGATCGCGTGATAGCCCAAGGTTTGCCTGAGCCACCCCGAGATTGCCCATCGCCACTCGATTGCTTGCTATTTCGCCCGGCGTCATTGTCTTAGTAAACGATGACGGTGGCGCAAACGGGTTGTACGGCGAGAGCGACCCACCAAGATCAGCCATTCTCATCTCAACCGGCTTGGCAAAGTCTGCGCCAACCTGATCGCCGTAGTCGTCAACCTGCCGTGTCTGCGGCAAATTGTTTGGCCCCATCACCTCAAATGTCCGCGCAACTTTTGCCCTGCCTGCATTGGCGATGTCGGCAAGCTCTGCTGGCTTAATGCCAAGCGCCGCCGCCTCTGCTGCAAGTGCTTGCGTTAGGGGCTGCATCCCAATTCTGCCAAACAAGTCTTGACGTCGACTGTCTAGCTCAATCTTTCTGCGTGCCTCTTCTTGCGCCGCCATCAGTTGCGCCCGTCGAAGCTCAGCTTCCGACTGCTGGCCCTCCATCTGCTGACGCAGAAACTGCTGACGCATTGCCTGCTGCTGCGCCGCGGGGAATGCGTTGAAAGCCGCGCCTACGCCACCGCCCTGCGACATCGGCGTCATCAGCGCCTGGGATGCGCCGAGCAGGCCCATCGTCAGCGGATCGTCAAACCCGCCCTTGCTCAGAAGTCCCGGCATCACACGCCTCCGTAGGTTGGCGCACTGTAATGAACGCCGAATTCCGGCATGTGGGGCTGCATCGGCATGTAGGACTGCGGCATTTGGCGCTGCGGTGCTTGCAACGCGGGCGGCATGTAGGACTGACGCGGGCTAAGCAAACCGCCCATGTACTGATTCATCATCTGCGCCGTGCGCGAGTTACCGCCGCCCATGCCCAGACGACCGCCTATGCCACCGGGCATGCCCATGTCGTTGTTGATCATTCCACCGCCAAACAATGCGCTAAGCGCACCGTAACCACCAAACCCTGCACGGCCTCCGAACGGGCCGCCCATGCCGCCGCCCATGCCCATGCCCATGCCCAGACGACCGCCTATGCCGCCCGGCATGCCCATGTCGTTGGTAAGTCCACGGCCAAGCAAGCCGCCGCCTTGTTGAGCGAATGGTTGCGACATGTAGCCGCCGAAAATGTCGGAATAGTTCATGGTCGCCCCTTAATAAACAAACCCGTTGCGAATCTGTTGAGCCGCGTCGTTGTTAAAGCCCAGCATGTCCGCGCTTGACGGCCCGCTCGAGAACGGGTTGCTGCCACCGAGCAAGCCAAAGCCGCGAGCAAGACCAAGCCCGCCCGTAGCGCCACCGACCGCGCTCATTAGCGGATCGAATGACTGCGAGCTAGTAGCAGTCCGGCCAAGATTTGGATTGAACATGCTAGCCATGACATCAAGCTGCTTGTACGGGTATTGCATGGCCTCTTGGAACTGGCCGTAGTCGTCGGCGATGTACTGCTGGCCGAGCGCCTGCTGTTGTGCGCCGATGCCTTGCAGCGCGTTGGCGTTGTTGAATCCGTACTGCTGCTGTGCGCCTGCAAACCCTGGCGCTGCCAACGTGGCCTGCTGCTGGCGTCCGCGCTCCGCTTGGTGGTTGCCGCCGTACAGTTGGTTCGCAAACGAGCCGAGAGAGTCGCCAAACGCCCGCCCCTGTTGGCCTGCAAGCTCACTCTGTGCGCTGCCGCCAAATGCGCCACCAAAGCCCGCCATTGCATTGGTCTGCGCCCCAGTGCCGATCTTGTAGGCGTCAGCCATGCGGCCCGCTGCGGCGTCGTAGGTGCCGCGAAGGTACGGGTTGCTGTCGGGCGACAGGTAGTCACCGTTGATTGTCTTGGATAGCTGATTCTCAGCCTGGCCGAATAGCGGCGAGTAGGTGTTCGCCTGCTGCCGCGTCATGTCCATGCCCGCAAGCTGATCTTCGGTAAACGGTGCCACGCGGCTATTGCCGTATGCCTGATACGGGATCTGGCTTGTGGCGTACACCTGGTCGGCGTACTGCGGGCCGTAGGCTTCGAGCCACGACGGCAGTGATTGCGTAGCGGTGGTCTGCCCGCCACCTCTTCTGCCAAGCAGGCCACCAAGCACGCTGCCGCCTGCGGTGATTGCTGCCGCTGTCATGATTGGCATGTGTGTACCCCTTTGATCAATTGTTTGTCAGCCGATTGCGCATCGGCACAGTCAGTCGCATGGACGCAAAACCACACGGCGTTCTCTGTTGCTTCGATAACGTGGTTTGCGCCAGCCTTTATCAAGACGCAGGCGGGTGCCGTGTACTCGGCAACTTCGTCGCCCACGCCGACGTAAACCTTGCCGCTTGCCAGCACCGACAAGTGGTCAAACTCGTGCTTGTGCTGGACAATGAAAGAGCCAGCAGGAATGTGTATCTGCTTGGCGTAAATGCCGCCGCCAAAGTGGTGTTCCTGGTGCAGCGCAAGGCTTTTAGACGCCGCACGCAATGCAATGTCCGCAACGTCCATTAGTTCCCCGTGAGAGTTCGCATGGGCAGCCATGTGCCCGGTGTTCCAGATGCGGTGCAGATCCAGCCGGTGATGACGTACTTGCTGCTGGCGCTACCGAGCTCCGTCGGCGTGCTGTTGCGCACGATGTCGCCCTGCGCCCAGTCGCCGGTTGTCGGTGCCGCAGTCATCGCCCCATGCGAGACAGCGATGCGGCCTTCGGTCACGCCGTTGAGTTGCCGCGCAATGTTGGCAAAAAGTGTTTTGATCGAAACAGTAAACGTCGGCCCAGCTGCGGGCGGCACTGCTGGGTCTTCGTAGATTCTCATTCGGCACTTGCGGGGATAAGCTCGATGTCCAGTCCCGAAAGCTCGAATGGCCCGGTGTTGGTGATCTCGAGCTGATGCCACCGCGCCTCGGCCAGCATGTCGAATCTGTTGTCAGTGAAGTCAGACGTTGACCAGAGCGCGGTCGGGTCGCCGATGGAGTCGCTGACGTACAGGGTTAGCGATGCCGCGCTCGGCTCGGTGAAGTGGCGCGGGCGCACTCGGCGCATGAGCGACACACTGCCATCGGTGCCAAAGTAGCCTGTGCGATACACCGAAGTTGCTGCTGCGCCGTTAATGGTGGCGATCTTGTCGCCGGTGGTGACGATGGCCGGCGCTTCCATCTCAGCATCTGAGAACAACTCGTCGTAACTGGCCCCGCTGATGTCGTCGTATGTCGCGCCAGTCGCCGGCACGTTTGCATAGGTCGCCGATGGGGTGATGTATTGCAGGCCAAAGGCCGCCAAGTAGTTGCGCCCCCTGCCCCACTTATTGGTACGGTAGGAGTAGATCAAGCAGTCGTTGAGCGAGCCGGTGGATTCGCTGTTAGCAAACAGCACATAGACCGCGCCCGCCGCCTTGTCCACGACGCAGGCGGTCTTGTCGCGGTAAATCGGGTTGAGCTTCTGGTAGAACCAGCGCGTGACCAGCCCATCGCCAATCGGCAGCGGGCGCGTGCCATCGAAAACGTACATGCTGCGCGGGCCGACGATGAAATGCGCGGGCGCTCCGTCCTTGACGATGTTGCACACCGCAAACTTGCCAACGCATCCGGCATCACCGGGCACGAGCTGCCATGTCCACCAAAGAGGCGGCCCGCCATTGGTACCGAGATACACGCCGGTCGATTTGTAGGCCACGCACTGCTCGCCCAGCGCCTTGGCAGCACGGATCGGCCCCGGAGTCTGGTAAAACCTGCCGCGCACGCTGCCGGTGGCTATCGCAGGCGTCCAGTCTGTCGCGTTGCTCTGCGCCGATGTCCACCAGCCATCGCGGTAGTCCCAGCTAGAGCCGTCCGACACGTTGAAGGCCAGCGCAAACAATCCCGCGACTTCGACAATCTCAGCACGCGGTGCGCCGCTGATGTCGGAAAACAAGCTGCCGGTAGAGACTTGCATCACCGTGCCCGAGTTGGCAGCAAGCGCCTGGTTGCCGAAGGTGGCGAAGTACCAGGTGCTGGCAGCAGGTGCGGCATAGGCACTGGCCGATCTGGTGACCACCGCCCACGTCGTGCCGCTGGTGCTGTACAGCGCGACGGCGGTGCCCGCATAGAGCGTCTTGGAGCTATCTACGCGCTCCACAGTGGCCGCGCCGATGCAAGCTGCGGCGAGCGTATCAATCCCCGCGTCCGCAGCGGTAGGGGCCGCCTTTATGCCGCGCTCTACAGGGATGATGCCGGTCGCGTCCAGCAGCACGCCGACTGCCGCCGGGTCAGCGTCCGGGGCGAAGGTGGCAAGGTTAAGCAGCATCAGCCGAACCGAATGTCATAGGCCGACTCACGCGCCGGCATGTCGTTGATCTTTGCGAAAGTCGCCGAGTTCTCGAAATTCCGCAGCTCGTTGCGATTCAGTTCGTCGATCCTTGCAATCGTCATCTGCTCATAAGTCAGCAAGCGAGAGTCGTCCATGACGTACTTGCGGGCCTCGGCGAGCGATGCCATCAGGTAAACATCCGGGTAGTTTTGCAGCACCCAATTCGTATCGGAGTCCGCGACAAAGTTGGCGAGCTTCGATTTGTAGACAAAGGTCGCCGACACCGTGTCAGCCGGGTAAATCTGAATCTGGCTATTGACGATGGTGTAGACGTTGGAATCCGGGGTAATGCCGTTTTGCTGGATCGCCCGCATGTCAGCGGCGGTCACAGCTCGAAACTCGATATTGCCGTTGGTCATCCCAATGGCCGCGCCGAAGTTGGTCGGCAGCGATGCGATGCCGGCAACGAATGACAGCGATGCGGATGTCTCGAGACGCGGAGACTTGATGGTGCGGCTAAGGCGGGCAGTTGCGAATTGGATGAACGTCGGAATCCTGCTTGTCGTGTCGTTGCGATGCAGCCATGCGGCCACCTCGGTTTTCAGTTCGCCGAACGTATCAATCGCCATAGTTTCCTCAGTAATTAGCGGGGCCAGCCTTGTGAGCCGGCCCCGGTTCTAGCTAACGCTTAGGACGATCAGCCGTCAGCGTGCAGACGCGCTGCGAGTTGGGCACGCAGCGTCTTGTAGCCGTACAGCACATCAATCCGGCAGGGGAACTGGTCGGTCGAGATGACGTACTGGCGAACAGTCCGCATCGAGATGCCGTCGTAGACTTCACGAGCGGCGAAATCGACACCCTTGGGCAGCACCAGGTCGGCGGTGGCAAAGGTGAACGCATCGCGGTGGTAGACCATCGACGGCGTAAGCTGCTCCGCATTGCCTGCGCCGACTTTGACGATTGCCGAACTGTTTGCCATACCGGCAGCAACCACGTTTTGCAGAGCGCCCGAGCTGTACAAGGCCGGCGCAAACGCCACCGAACCCGCGCCACCAGCGTAGTCAGTGGTCACCACGAACTGCTGGAGAACGCCGGTCGAAACCTTGGTCTCCGGGTGAACGCGGAAGCAGCCTGCAACGGTGAAGATGTCGCCAGCCTTGAAGGTGGCGGTGCCGGTTGCAACGGTGACGCTAGTCGAGCCGTTGGTGGTCACTGCGCCGTTGACGGTGTAGGTGGTCGTCTTGGGAGCGGTGCCGGTGGTGTGGTTGGCCAGCAAAGTGTTTTCGTAGAAGTCGAAACCACCAGTGCGACCCATCATGCCCTCTTTGTACTGCTGCTTGATCGCGTTGGAATCCTGGAACAAGCCCTTGAGCGCATCGACCAGCTTCGCAGTGTGATCGGTGGACAGCAGCGCGGTGCGGTTGTTGTCCATCGGCGCAAGGTTGTCGTTCAGGATCTTGCGGCCCTGCATAATGTTCAAGAACGTGAGCGCATTGCCGTCGTTGTCGACAATGTTGTAAACGTCCTTGTACATCGACAGTGCGTCAGCCTCGATGTTCGCGGCCAGCACAGCCATCGCCGGTTCAAGAATCCGATCGGCGAAGTCGTCAATGTCCATCGTGAGTTCTTTGCTCGAGAACTCGATGTCCACGCCCTTTTGCGTTGCGACTTGCAGGGTGGTGGACTGCTCGACGGTGTTTTGCACCGAAAGGCTGGCACCGGAACGGACGGTGTACTGGTTGGGCAGACGGATCTTCAGCGAGTCGCCGATTTTCGCGCCAGCGTTGGCGTACGAATCGTCGTACTGACGGTTGATGGTGCCGATGAAGTTGAGTTTTTGCCTTGTGTTCGCTTAGGCTCGCTACACCTAAACCGCTCTGCTTTCATCAAAACAGAGCCGCTGCAAGTTTCCGTTGCAGAGCAGACTATCTCACCACCCTATTGCTAGGGTGCGATGCGCTTCGAGCCGCTTGGCCCTACTTCCTTACGGAATAGTCGTTACACCTTACCTGACTGATGCGGGCATACGCCGCCGTTGCGGTGTTTGCCAGTGTTGCAGTTCATACAGAGAATTTGGAATCCAGGCGGGAAGTTATGCCGCTTTATCCACTGATAAAACGACGTGCCACCCTTCGCATGGACACCTTTTTTCCGCATTTCGTTTCCGTCGTTGTAGATGTGATCTACAGACAGAAACAGCGGCTCGGTTTCATTGCAGCATACGCAGCGATAGCCGCCGTAGGCTTTGAAAACCGCATCTTTCGTTACAGCTTGCGCTCGGAGAGTTTTGTCGCGCTCCGCCTGACGAAACTTTTCAAGCTCATCAGGAGGAAGCGTTTTAACTAGCTCTCTGCGCCGGTTACGCATTTTTTCCGTGTAAGCGACACCGAGACGTTCTCGATATTGCTTTGCATACACGTTATGCCTGTACTGGTCTTTCTGTCGCCTTTCGGCCAGATAAACCCGCGTGCATTCTGCGCAACGCCAAGTTCGCCCGGATCGCTCCGTCGTGAACTTAGCCCCGCAACCCTTGCAGGTCACAGTCTTGTTCGCTGCCTTTGTTCTTTCTCTGTACTGACGCTGGTACTCCACTTGCTTAGCCTTGGCACAGGCCTCGCAGTGAAGTTTGTGGGCTTTGTGAGGCTTCGCAGCCTTGCCGCACGTTTTGCATTCAATCAGGTCTTGGCTCGGTATTACCATGCCCAATTATACTTAGCTTTTGATGCAATCTCAAGCTGATAACTGGGTTTAGGCTTCCACCGAATTCACACCGTTATTCGATGCCCCTTACGAGGCAAAGCCACTAAACTTAATGGAGGATTTGCAGCGCCTTGCGGGTGACTGCGGTCGGGGTAAGAATCGTGTTCGATGCCATTTTTGGCTCCTAGAAATGAAAAAACCGCCCGAAGGCGGTCGTGTTTTGGTTGTGTGTGCTGCTACCTGCGGCGCATCTTTGCCATGCGGGCGTTTTCCATCCGCATCCAGTCCTCGGTGCTCATACGGTCAGGATCGACCACGCCTTTTGCGTTGCCGCCGCTGATCGTGCGAACAGGTTTGGGTGCTGGAGTTGGGGCAGGAGCGCCGGCCTTCTTGGTCATCTCTGACAGCACCTTTTGCGCGTGGAGTGCTTTGACGATCCACGGTGCTTTGATGCCGTCTAGCTCGCTCTCATCGGCTCCGAGTTGCTTGGCAACGGAGCGCAATTCGCGTGCGTAGTCGGGCGACCAGTTACTAATCTCGCGCTTGAGTGCGTCGTTGGCTTGTTGCAGACGCTGTGCAGTTTCCTGCTGCTCTTGCATTGCCCGTTGGCTCTCGTGCTGCTGGACTTGTGAAACAAACTGCTGGCGCGAATCCTTCAACTGTTGGTACTGGAAGAATTCCTGCTGCGCTCGCACCGGGTCGGTCTGGCTCAGTTGCTGCCAGTCAACGCCCTGGTACATTTGCAGTCGCTCATCCATAGCGGTAAGTCGTGCAACCGTTTGGATGTTTGCCCGCTCTGCTTCGATTCGGGCGGTCTTGCTCGCAAAGTCCGCTTCGGCTTGTTGGCGTGTCTGCGCCAGTTCCTGCGTCTTTCGCGTGTAGTCGGCCTGCCTAAGCACCGCGTCCTTCAGTTCCTTCGGGACTGCGTATCGCTTGCCTTCGTATTCGACTTCCTCGAATTCCTCTGCCGGCTCTTGCGAGTCGTCGGGGGTTTCCTCGGCTTGGTCGGCGTCGGTTGCAATATCGCTCGGCTCTTGCGCAGGCTCAGGCGCGGAGAGTTCCGGGTCGCCCGGATTGTTCTCGGTTTCGTTCATGGTTTCTCTATCAGATGCACCAATAAAAAAAGCCACCCGAAGGTGGCCTTATGGCGGTGGTGCGGAACCGCTATTCGGTGAGCATCAGCGCGGTGAGCGCTTCGTTGTCTTGCTGTGCTTGCTGGGCAAGTTGCAGCGCATTAGCCGCGATGATCGATACCCGCTGAACTTCGTCTTGCATCTGCTGGCGCGACTGGGTGGCAGACGCCTGGAACTGCGCCTCCATTAGCACCATCTGCGCCTGCAACTCGGCGATCTGCGCGTTTAGCGCATCACGCTGCGCGATAGCAGGATCGACAGGCGCGGGCTTTGCGATTCGTACAGCCGGTGACTTGACCTTCTCGGCGATCTTCTCGGCCTGCTCCTCGAGCTGCGCCACCTTCTCGCGCAGGTCTTGGAAGGTGCTACCCCGCAGCGTCTTGCCCTTGTATCGCGTTGTGAATGCGGGCGTGTAGCCTGGCGTAGCGGTTGCAGGCGGTGCAACGAACGGCCCGCGCACCAAAGCATTGAGCGCGGGAAATTCTTCGACCTGCGCCGCCGAGATGGTGCGTTGTGCGTCACCAGCCGCGGCAAGCGTTGGCAGGCTCTCCAGTTGCGCTACGGTAATCAGGCGCGGTGCCAGCGTGCCATCACCTGCGGCAGCCGACAGCGCCGGCATTGTCTCAGTCGTTGCAACCGTGATCGAGCGGTGCGGCATCTCATCCGAGATCGTGCCGCCGCCGCTGATCTGGCCGATGATGTCGTACATGGATGCCGACAGCGTAGGCATCGTCTCGGTGGTCGAGACTGTGATTGACAGCGCAGCAAGCGCGGTATCTGGCACGCCCGCATAGGCTTGCGACACCTGGACGGACTTGGTTGCGCCGGTATCAACGCCCGATACCAGCGTGGGCAGCGTCTCAGTGGTCGATACCGAGATAGACGACAGCGCGGCAGCGTATGGCAGGATCGTGTAAGCCTGCGACACCTGCACATCGACAAATGACGTGTCAGACGTAGCCGTAAGCGATGGCAGCGTTTCGGTCGTTGCGACCGTAATGGCCGCGACAATAGGTACGCCGGCGTATACCTGCGAGACATCAATCGGCCCGAGCGACGCAGATGACTGCGTCGCCAGCAGAGTCAGCAGCACGGCTTAGCCTATGGCTTCCAACGCGGTAAGCGTGGCCTGCGTCTGCGCGATCTCGGCCTCGATGCGAGTCATGCCCTCGACGTCGCCGAGCGCGGTGTAGCTGGACATAAGCTGCGACAGGTAGGTCAGCCGAGCGCGTGCCAGCGATGCGAGGTCGTTGATTGTCATCAGATCACCATCTGTCGAAGCATTACGGTGCTGGTATTAAGCAGCATGTATGCGTAAGTGATTTCCGTCGCGCCGTCTTTGTACGTCACATCAAACGCAGTGTCGCCGACGAGAGCCGCGCCCTGCGTGTAGGTCAGCGTTCCCCACCCGTCCATCTCGCCGATCACAAAGTTGTGGCGAAACCACCTGCCGGTTGCGTCTTTCTGAATGTAAAGGTTGCTTCCTTTGTAGATGTACTTAGTGCCTGCGCCGAAGACTTCTGTATTCGGTGCATATACAGCATTGACCCAGCCATTTGATGGAATGTCGTAGTAGTCGAGGGCAGCGCCAGCCGCACCGCGAAACGAATAAATCCGGCGACCGTTGATGATTGCGTTTTCGACGCTCCAGTCTGTCTCTGCTGCGCTCCACACCCAATGACCGGACATACCCGCGCCCGGCGCAGCGCCCCGCGCAGGCGATGGGCTAAGGTTGCTCCACGAGTTGCCGCTGATGCTGTACCGATAAGTTGCAGTTGCGTTGTTTCCAATCAGATAAAGGAAATCGTCGTTGCCCTCGATGGCGTACTGGCTTGTATTGTCGGGGTTAACCGTCCAGTTACCGCCAGAAACGACGGTGATTTGCGTTGCGGTGTTGCTGGCAATTGGTCGAACTTGTCCAGCCCCGGTGCCTGCGGTGATTCGTAACTGGTAGGCATTCGCCCACTGATTTGTCGCCCAGTTTTTGCCGGTGTGATTGATCAGATTGACGCCGCCAGACGTAGCAGTGCCGGTGACAAAGGTTTTGTACCCGCCATCAATCCATGACGGGGTGGCGACCAGCCTACAATCCGTGCCGATTGTTCCCGCGAAGCCTGTGTGAGCTAATGTCACCCATGTATTCGTCGCGAAGTCGTATTTCTTGAAAATGCCCGAGCCGGCAGTGCCTGCGGTCAAGACATACCAAACCGGAGTAGCCAGTCGATACAGCGTTTGATCGGTGAAAGCATTGGTCTCCGGCGCACCCTCAAACGTGATGACGGAAGTGCCGGATGTCTGTGTGTTTGATGCAATGACTTTTGTTTTGCCAGCATTCGGCCCGCCCATGATGTGCACGGAATAACCGCGCAGATCCCGAGCAAGCGTTTGGTTGGTGGTGATGCTTGTCGTCGTGCCTGCGGTGGCCTGCAAATAAAACACACCAGCCGAAATGCCGGTGCTGAAGCTGCCAGCGACTCCGCAGGCTCCCGCCGCAATTGCGTTAAGAAGCGTCGGATTCGGAACTTGCACCCAGCCCTCTTCGGCAGGGTTGAAAAGGTATGCAACGGTGTTGCTCTGAACATAGAGTTGTAACTGCCGGTGATCTCTGGCCGATGCCACGAATGCGCCAGCGGCTGTCACAACCGGAGCGGGCGTGCCGAACTCCCATCGCTTCTGATCGAGAATCTTCCTGTTTCCGTTTGTCGTCGTCATGGCTTAGCTCACAGAGATGTTGCGGCGCAGGCTGTCAGCACCGAGTCGCATAAGGGATGGGATCTGCTCGGTTGCGGACAGGCCGCCGATGTTGGTTTGGTTTGTCAGCGTGCCGACAGTCGTGACGGTCGTTACCGTGCCGACTGTCGTAATCGTTGCCAGCGTTAGGCCAGCGGTGATCGCATCGATTGCCACGCGCATCCGCGCTGCCGTGTCCGGCTGCATTTGACCCACGCTGCGGGTCAGCGACTGGACGGCCATCCGCATCGCCTCGATGGCCTCGATCAGCTCGCCGTAGGCCGCAATCGGCAGTGGTGCGGCATCGCTAACATCGACCGCCGTGCCATCCGCGCCGGCCGCCAGCTTTATGCGCTGGTAGTGCGCCCCGCCGATGTCGTCAGTTGCTACCGTCGCGCCCGAGCCGGGCGTGTACGCAAGGTTGTCGGCCATTACAGACTCGTGAGTTTGAGATAAAGGAGCGAGTAGTCGGTGATGTTCGCCGCCTGCCCGGATGTGACCGTCAGCGTGTAATTGGCATAACCCACGGTCGGCGTGACCGTCGTGGACGCAATCGCCGTCTCGGTCGGGTCGCCCTGCACCAGCGCAATCGTTAGCTGGCTGGTGCCGTCGCCCTTGGCCCGCACCACAACCGAGTGGTCGGTATTCACACCTGGATCCGACACGGTGGTCAGCCGCGTCTTGTAGGTGCTGGCGCTCGAGACGGTGATGTAGTCCGAGTCGTTGGTCGCCGACTCGTCGATCATCGCGTAACGATCCGAGCCGCTGGATGCCGTCCATGCGCCATTGCTGGTGTCGGCGATTGGGCGCAGGAAGGTGAGCGGCGTGGCGGTGAATACACCCGACTCGACATACGCGCTGTCGCCGCCCGCATTGGTGCTGGCAACGCGGATCTTGTAGCTCGTGCCAGGCGTCAGCACGTTGCCCGATGCAAGCGTCGTGGCGTTGGCGGCGGTGGGCGAGCCGCTAAAGGCTGTCCAGGAGCTGTAAGGCGACGGCGCGTACTGCACCTTGAATCCGGCTTCGGTGCTGCTGTTGTCCGTCCACGATGCGGTGACGGCAAAGGCGGTGACGCTGCCAGCGGTGACGCCGCTGGGCGCGGTGGGCGGAACCAATAATGTCGGCGCAGATTCGGGCGGGTAACGAAGCCAGAAAACTTTTACGTCTAAATCGCCGAACTGCTGCGTCGTGTAAACCTTGAGCGTTGCAGACGTTGGCCGGGTTGTAGGCGGGGGGACAACGAGTATCCATCTGACATAAGTAGCCTCGGAAGTCCCAAGGTCTGGAATTACATATTGCTCAGCGGCGTTTTGTTGTGAGAAGGCCCCTACTCCATTGCCTATTGTGCATTCGTCAGTGATTGCCTGATCCGCGCCGCCGTCGTAACTGATCTGAGGGCGCTTTGCCGTATCGGTGGTATATCCCTTTCCGGCAAACAGTTGGCTTCCAGAGCCTGTCGCGCCAATAATTACGGCGCTGCACCAGTCTGGATTATCGTAAATAGCTTGGAACAGCGTGGTTACATCAAAAGACACCAGCTTTACTGTGTCCGTATCAGTAACAGTTTGCGTAGCCCACGCAGAAGTACCGTTGCCGGTTGCAGTTGAGTCCCACCAACTGCCGCCGTCGATGTTACTGCCGCCAGCATTTTTCCAATTAGTCGGGACAGTGGAATCAAACGCCGACTTGGTGATTTTTGTAACGTCGACAACAGGTCTTGTCATTATGGCCTCGGCAAATTTCGCCAGCGCGACGGAATTGGAAAAGAAGGATTGCGTGCGCTAATCCAGTTTGCAACAATCCAATTCCAGCAAGTAAGTCCGTCTGTAAGATCCGTAATCATAGATATAGCCGCAGCCATACTAGCTGGCGGGCCATCGGAACTGTTAATTGTATTTAAAACGTCTGTCTGAGGATAATTTTGGTCAATAAAACAAGAGTAGACTTGATCCCAGCTGCCAATAAAAGCAAGCGGAGTTGTGGTAGCCAAAGGATTTACAAAATTACCTATTAACCATCCGGTTTGATTGTTTTTTGTAGGTATTGTTGCAATTTTAACAAGCCAATTTAAAAGGTTTGCTGTTTCAAATCCCAAATCTTTAGAGTGCGCCAATGCAATTATCATATACGCACTTTGAAAAGGTGCTTGCGCCCTACTTATAGGCACGTTCCACCTACTTTGATATTGAAATGCAAACGACTCAGTACCGCCTTGGTTTGCATCCCAAAAATACAAAGGGCTTATGCCAAGATTACCGTACATATCAGCGCGGCCGATAGTTTGCCCCCATATGTAATCAGCACTACCTTGGCCCGCCCCTCCGGCGACCTCCCGAATGCCTTCAGCAATAGCTATGGCGCTATTAACCATGTAAGTGTGATAAGTTTTCTCGTGGCTGCTATCTACGGAAAAAGCTGCGGCGCTTACTCTATTTCTTAGTATCCAAGCCTGTCGCCTAGTATCTCCCGGCAAGGCGGCAGACGTTAAAGCGGAGCCGCGCCCATAAAAACCAGATCCGGTTCCCGTCTGATTCTGCGAATTAAAAGCCGCCCAAGACGACCAAAGCTGCATCTGCTCAAGCCAAAGATATTCGCCTGTAGTTACATACGGAACTAAATACGGCGCAGGCTGATGTGCGCCGTCGACATTCCATCCATTACTGTTAGTAGGCCAAGAATCGCCTGGATTCCATCCAACAAAAGTCAGCCTGTCCGCAGCATTTGTAAAATAGCTACCATACTGATAACCAGTCAAATAATTATTATCAAAAAGAAAAAGGTCTGGCCTGGCGTATAGATTTATAGGCAAACCTGTTGCGCTTACTGTTTGTGCGGCATTGTATAATTTAGTGCTTGAGCCTTCCCTAAAATTCATCGGCCAAGCCAATGCCATTTCAGCGTGCTTATCACTAATATTTTGAAGTCTATAATCCCCAGATAAAAGTGCGTCAACCGTCCAATTTGGCAATAACGCAATTTCTTCTCGACCGCCCGGAGCGGGCATCGATTTCATCCAAAACCCACCATCAAAGAAATTGGTACTAACAGCACTAAACCTTGTTACTTGGGCTTGAATTTGAGTTTCTGTTAGTTTTGCTGTTGGATCATAGTAGGGTAATGTTTTGGTGTTGGATAAATAGTTTGCATTGTGATCTACGCTAATCGATACCGGGGCATATCCAGACCAAAATGATTTTGTCCAACGTCCGGCCACATGATGCGCAACCGAAGTTTGCGTATAAACTGTAATAGCAGAAGCGTTTCCCGTTGATAGAGATACGTCATAAGTTTGATCTTGTAGCTTCGTTACATCTGAACTTTCGACAATTACGCGAACTTTATATTTGGCAAGCGTCGGCCAAAACTGAACATGAAAAATAGGGCGCAATACTTTGCTTGCGCTCGTCCCAAAGTCATACGTTTTGGCGGTGTGATCGCACAGGATGACCGTTGTGCAGATCGGCCCTTGCGTCCAATAGCGCGAGTTAGGACTGTCGCCGCTGGTATTCGACGCAAGCGTAGCGTCCGAGATTGCATTCAGAATCGTGCGTGCTGCTACCGGCGCACCTGTGATTGGCGACCCGCCGCTAGTAGCGTTGATCGTGCAATTGAAGTCATAGTTCGCCAACATGTTCGCCTTTGTTTCGGGCGTACTGTTGACCGTGGCTTGGTTCTGAAAAGTGAACGTCTTGGCGGTTGTGCTGAGTGACGGGACGATCAGCGACAGAATCGCAAACTTGACCGAGCCATCCGGCCAGCGGTTTTTAACGTCGGCCTGCGTCGCTTGCGCTACACCGTCGATCAACACTTGCGGGTAGTTGGCAATAACGCCCTGTTTGAACACGCGCCCGAACTGGTACGGGTAATTTGTCGCGGTGCTGGCTGGCAGCGACAAAGACATAGTGTTCTCGACAACCACCGCCGCGCCCGTCGCCGTCAGAACCACTGTGCCCAGCGTGCCCCTGTTGCCCGTCTGGAAGCTCGCCAGCGACCACACGAAGTCACGCCCGCTGCCTGCCACGCCAAAGCTACCCCGGACGAACCTGGAGCCGCTGCGAAACTGGCAGTACCAGTTAGCGTCCGGTGCGCCGCCTGTCGTCACCAGCAGGCCAACGCCGGTAACTTCGCCGACCGTGATCGTGGCACCGCTTGCAGTCGCCCACGGCGCGGCCATCGTGCCCGATGCCATCAGCGTATCGGTGCCGCTATAGACTTCGACGACCACCGTGCCGGGTAGCGCCGCCACAACCGCCGATGCTCGAGCAGACGCGAGCGACAGTGCGTCGTACTCAGCCTTCGTCGCCTGGTCGAGCAGGATTGCCACGTTTACGCGCCGGGCCAGGTCTTCGTGTAGGCGGTGATTCGCACGGTCTGACCGCTGGTGATGCTCGCGTTGTCAATGACCATATCTTCAGCGCCGGTGCCGACACTACCCTGCTCGTGCGCGGTGGTGCCGTCGCTCGCATAGATGCGGTAGTGCGCTGCCGTGCCGGTAGCCGATGCGGTGGTGCTAACCGGCAGGCTGTTGAGCACCTTCGCGCCCGCAGATGCAGCGCCGCACCAGTCGGAAGCCAGCGAGAACGTCGCCAGCACCGTGCCGCTGTCAGCCGTTGCGACGGTTGCAGGCTGTGCGCCAGTGCGAATCTTGATGACGGCACTGGTGCCGATTGCGGTTTCCCAGGCGTCTGCCTGAGCGTTGCGCACAACGGCGCTGTACTGTCGAGCCATGCTTACTCCCTAGCAACGCCGATCACCCGGCCCGCTTCGTCTTTGATTACCCGCTTGGGGCGAGACAACTGATCGACGAGTGCCGCCATCAGTTGCAGTTGCTGTTGCTGAAGCTCGACCATCGTCCTAATGCCGATAGACAGCTCTGACGCTACGTCGAAGTCCTCGAATTCCTCGCCCTCTAGCGGCTGATCCTCCAGCCCTTCCGGCATGTCCTGCGAGTCGTCGATCATTGCGGCACCACAGGCTTGGGACGCTTGCCACGCAGGACGGCGAGAGTCGTCTCGTTGCGAGCCGCCACAGCCCCGATGCGGGCCTGCCTGATGGCACTGTCAGCGCGGATCCGCTCGCTTGCGATGTCGCCCTCGATGTCCATTTGCGCTTTCTGGATCTCGGACTGCGCCTTAATTTGCGCCTTCTCGATCTCGGCCTGAATTTGCATCTGCGTCTTTTCGCGCTCGGCCTGCAAGTCGGCTTGTGCCTTGACCTGCTCCATCTCAAGCGCCTGCTGCATCTGTTGCATCTGCTGGCCCATCTGCTGCAACTGGCCCTGAGCTTGTAGCAGCTGCTGCATCAGCACTTCGGGCGAATCAGCCTTCTCGCCTTGGCTTTCCATCTGCTGGATCTGCGGCGGCAGCATCGACTGAAACCTGCGGGCGATCTTGTCGCTCTCCGGGAAGTCCATCGACTTCGCAACCATGTCCATCACCAGCGGGCCTGCCTGCGGTGCGGATCGCATGAACTCGAGCAGGAACTGGCTCATTTCTTCGCGCTTGCTTGTGAAGCTCGGCCCGGTATCGACCACCAGGTCGTACTTGCCACGCGCCAGCTCATACACCTGCCCGTATTCGTCCGGCTGGCCGTTGATGTTGACGTTACGCACCGCGCCGTCTTCGCCAAGTACGCGCACCATGCGCGGCTTGTTGTAGATGGCCGGAATCAGGTCAATCAGGCAGCGCCCGCCGTACTTGATAGCCCGCGACAGGTTGTCGATGAAGTGGAAGGTTGAAACATCGCCTTCGCGCTGCCGGGCCATGATTGCGCGGCCCGATGTTTCGTTGCTGCGAGCGCCCAGCGATGCGTCGTAAATCCCCAGGATCGACTTCATGTCGTCGCTGCTGTTGAGCGCCTCTTGCAGCGCCCCAGCGGGCACGCCTGCAAAAGGTTGGCGCTGCGGCGGGATGCCACCTTCGTACTCGAGATACGGGTGGCTCTTTGTGTTGGCCGACTGCCACTTCGGGTCGCCATCGAAAGCGCCACGCGGGCCGATGAATGGTGCCTTCGGTGCCAGTGCTACAAGCTCGGTGCTTGCAGTGCGCCAGAAGTTGAACATCATCTGCGAGTCACGCGCATCGCGTATCAGGCTGCGGAAGTACCGCTTGCCCTGCACGTTCACTTCGTCGCCGTAGACTGGGACGATGGGGATATAGCGCCCCGGCCACGAGTTCTTCTCCAGCACCTCTGCGCCGGTCATCAGCGACTGCGTGACGCGGTAGCACCGTGTGTCGCGCTCGCCGGTCACTGTCACGCCCTGCGCGAGCCACAGCGCCTGGTGCTGCTTGTACTGGTCTGCGCTAATCACCTGGCCGTTGGACAGCGCGACGATGGGCTTGGTGTACTCCTCGCGCTCCCAGTACTCGGCGATACGCACCGACTCCTCGTTGCTCCAGAGTTGATCCTTGTCGTCGCCATCAGCCGACCAGTCGCTCGCTTGCGTTTCCTTGCCGTAGCGCGAATGGAAATCGTCTGTCGGCAGCATCTCGGTGACGAATGCGTATCGCCAATCAGACGCATCTGCCGCCTGACTAAGCGGATCGCCGTAGACCGTAAACGGATTGGCGACTCGCTTAATCAGAATGTCAAGATCAAACGTATCGTCGTGAGCGTAGTCTGTGTCAATGCGGAAGTAACCGACGCCCGTATAAACGGCGCTTTCAAGCGCGGTGTCGTAGGCGACGTCCGCATTGCTGCTCTGCTCGATATTGCGGATCAGGCCGGTAAAGATTTCGGCAGTCTTCGGGTCTGCTTGGCTGTCAGCAGGACGGATGCGAATCGCCGGCTTGTTCATCCTCGCATCGTTGACAATCTGCCGTGCAAAGGCTGGCATTCTGTTGATGGTCAGACACGGCCTGCCATCAGCCTTGCGCTGCTTTATGACATCTGCCGGCCATTGCTCGCCCATGCGGGCAAACATCAGGTCGTCGAGCATCCACTGACGGTTTTCGGCCTCGGCGTCGTGCGAGAGCTTGAACCGCTCCCGCGCATTCGCGATAGTGTCTTTGTCTGACATTAGGCCATCCAGTTGATTTCAGCGGCGTGCGCTTTGCGTGCCGGTTGTTGTTCCTGATTCGCCACCGCCAGATAGCGAAACGCATCGGCGTAGTGACTAGTCCAGTCGTGAAGCGGGCCAAGTGACACTTGCCGCTTGTCGTCAATCTTTTCTCTGTACTGGCGCAGCGCATCCAGCAACCCGGCACATCGGCGCTTGTTGAACCACGCACGCGGTATCAGCATTCGCGCTGCGTTGATGCCGTCCTGGACGGGCAAGTTAGGCGTGATGCGGAACCTGATGCCAAGCCCTGCGGCTGTCTCCAGCCTGCTGCGTCCGGTGCCCAGCTCGCGCACCTCGATGTCATGCGGTGCCCAGTGGTCGCCATAGTTGTAGGCGCGATCCTTGACTACGCGGACGTAGTGATCCAGGCCGTAGCCGCTGGCTTCGTAGGCATCGACAATGCGAACCGAGCCGCCGCGTGGCGACTGAAAGAAAATGATCGTGGTGCTGTCTGCTACGCCCAAGTCCCACGCTGTATGCACAGGCGTTGCCGGGTCAATCGGCACCTCGGTGATCCGACCGTCTGCATCAGCGGCTTGCAGATCCTTGGCGTAAAACGCACCTTGGATCGCGGCCTCGAAGCTGCACTCAAACTCCTGCGCGAACTGGTCGGTCGTCATCTGACTCGCCGCAGCAGTCAATTCGTCGGCTGGCAGGATGCCGGTTTCGCTCGCTCGCAGCATCAGCCGAAACCAGTCAGCTTTACCGTCCGCTTCTTGAAACTGTCGGTAGAAACTGTTGTGGCCTTTTGGCGTGCCGATGAATACCGCGCTGCCTTTTCTGTCAGCCAGCAGCGGGCGAATTACCTCGCCCCAGATATGCGGCGCGAAGTCGGCGTATTCGTCCAGCACCACTTCGTCCAGGTAGATGCCGCGCAATCTCACATCCGCGTTATCTGCGCCATAAAGCCTGATCCGCGATCCATTCGGAAAGTCGGCGCGTAGCTCCACTTCGCTGAACTGCACGCCAGGCACAACCGATGCGAAACGCTTCAGGTAGCTCCACGCCACATCCTTGGCCTGGCCGAAGTACGGCGCGATGTATGCGCCACGCCAGTCAGGCTTATCCGTCGTCAGCGCCTTGCGCAACAAGTCATTGATGCACGCGACCGTCTTACCCGCACGGCGATGGCAGACCATCACCGACCAACGCTGGTTGCGCTGGTGGAACGGCAGGAATGCCGCCCGTGGCGAGTAAGGAATTACGATGCGGGCTGATTCGCCCATGTAAACGTAACGGGAAACTCGCCGTCTTCGCCGGGGCCTTCGATGCTCACCGCCATTAAATCAGGCAGCGATTTCTTCAGCAGAATCTCAATTGATCGCAATTGCGTCGGACTCAGATCAAGCTCGCCAAGTGCGCAACCGGTAAGCCGATTTATTAACTGAGTCGTCTGGATCTTTGTGCGGATTTCGTCTTGGTGACGAGTTCTAAGTCGAGCAGCCATGCGGAGTTCCCTTGGGATTATTCCGGGTAAAAAAAAGCGCCCAAGGCGGGCGCAAATGAGTCTGAGGAGGAGAGACAGACACGGAAAGCGGAGACACCTTCCCGACCCAAATTCTCCGGCTAATGAGCGGGCGGCGTAATGGTATCGTCGTGAGTCGCCATTAGGCGTAGTGATATGTTTTTGGCTTCAGCGCAGCGGTAACTTGATCTTTGTCCCATTGCAGAATGCCGTTGTGAGACTTCTGCGGCGTGACTCCTGCATAAGCCCGTTTCTCGGACAGCGAGTTGTGAACTGTGCGCGGTGACACGCCTGCGAGCGCGGCGACTTCTGCCGTCGTGTACCAATTGCGATACGTCTTCATTCGATCCCCCTTCTGTTCAGCGTGATCTTGAGCATGTCTCGTGCTCGAGCGAAAACGTCCTGGAGCGGAATGCTGCTGGCCCACTGGCTCCGAATGAGAACGTGATGCACGGCCCTGCGCTCTATCGGCTCCAGGCTGTCTATCGCCGCATCGACCGCCAGCGCGTGAGTCATGTCCATGCTGTCCGTCATCGTCTCGAAATCGGTGCCGCCGCGGTAACGAATCCCCGCCGCGGTGCTGGGATAGCCCAACTCGTGCCGGTGATCCGTCTGCCGAATCCACTCGCGCCAGACGTCCAGCAGGTACGAAAGGCGGTCGTCGGTCATCCGTGCTTCCGCAGGTCGTCCAGCACCTGATCCAAGTTGATCGGCGGCGCGTAGATTGCGACAAGATCCTCGGGCGTTGCCCGCTTGTTTGTCAGCATCGCCACCCAGTCGTGTACCGCGATGACCGCATAGCCGTTGCTCACCCACGCAAGCGCGAGCATCCGGTCGCCGCCGTTAATCTTCTCGACGACGCGGCTTGCGAGCTTTAGGCGGTCAGGCGCTCTCATGACAGATCGACCTCGCGCAGTCGCCCATCTGCGTGCCAGCCATGCACGACGATCCTGATGCCAGCCTCGCGCACCAAAGGCAATAACTCGCTGGCGGTGATCTTGCGCACCCGCGCCGCGACGTTTGTCCAGCTTGTCGTCTGCACGCATAACACCTCGCCGCGCTTTATCGCCAGCAGGTCGCCGAATGTCCACAGGTCGACTTTCCAGACCTTCATCTTTCCCAGCTTGCCTACGCGTTTCGTCTGCTCGACAACCTCCGCGTGATAGCCGTGCTCGCGTAGCCACGCCATGCTGCGACTGGTCGGCGTCGCCTTGCTCAATGCGTGCTCCCGCCGATGCGCGTGTTTTCCAGCGGCGTCGTCGTCCAAAACTCGGACACCATGTCGGGGAACGTCAGGATGACTTCGATCTGCACGGCCTGCCGCTCGCCAGCCTGCTCGGTTACTTGCCGCAGGCATTCCAGCACCAGGTCATTGTCGGTTTCGATGCTCAAACCTTTTCCCCCGGCAGATTTCCCGCGCCAGTGTGTGAAACCATGCAACGCCGTGGTTGATACGCAGCGCCGACAAATGTGTGCACACCAGCACCGGAGTGCTGATGCCCTCGTGGCGCTGCTGGAGGCTGTAAGCACATTGTTCGCACGGCGGTTTGTCGTCTGTCCGTCGGTTGTCAGTGCGTGGTGAGCGTTTCAAGAATCCTCACCCGCAGCTCGTGCGGGCAGTGCTGGGTTGACTCCTCCAGCAGCTCGCGCAGCGCCTCGCAGCGCGTTTGCCACTTGCCAATCGTGCGCGTGAGATCCAACACCCGCGACTCAAGCAGCGACACCTCTTCGGACAGCAGCAGAATTTCCGATCCAAGCATGTCAGCCCCCGATCTCGAAAAGGTGCTTGCAACTGGCGTCAAACCACGCGGGCGCACGGCCCCTGCCCGCCCAGGTGCTGCCGGTAGCCGGGTCGCGGTACTTCGGCGCGACTTTGCGAGCAGCGGGCTTGGTGCTGGCTTTGCGCTCGAAAACGTCTGCGGCTTGCAGGCCATGCAGGCGGATAAGGTTGCGCACACGCTCCAGCGCGTCAGCCTGTTCTGCGGCGCGGATCTCCGCGATCTGCTTTTCGATTTCTTCTCGTTGGGCGACTAGGTTTTCAAGCACTTGTTTTTCTCCGTGAAATGTCGGCATTCGCCGCTTGTATTGCCGCAGTCAGTGCGGCGTCTGCTGTGCCATTGGCAGCAATCTTTTGCAGGCCGTACAGCCGCTGGTAGCTGGCTTTCAGCGCGAGCTTTGCCAGTCGAGCAGCGTCTGCATCGGCGTCGTCGCCATCCAGCTTTATTGACCGCACGATGCGCGGCAGCGATGCCAGGCGAGCGTGTGCGGCCAGCGCGTCGGGGTTGGGCGTCAGTAACTCAATCACGCCGGTATCTCCCGCCCCAGGTTGTGCAGTGCTTCCAGCGCAATCTTGTAGGACGCATGAGCGACAACCGAGTCGCCAGCGCGGTATCGCTCGATGACCTTGTAGGCCCACTGCGCGTTGTCCTTCTTCGGCGCGACCGCATCGCGGATTGATGCCATCTGCGCCGCGCCGGCCGCGATCTCGTCCTTCGTGCGATCCGGCACCGGCAGCGCTTTCTGGTGCATGGCCTGCGGCATCTTCGACTTCACGAGCTGGACAAACTCGGGGAGCGTCGGCGGCCAGCCGGTGCCAGTTTCTGCAAGCTCGCGCAGCGCATCGCCGACAACCGTCATCGGGTACTTGCTCAGCGCCTGGTGCCACACAAGCGCGCGCTCGGTTGCGTCGCCATTGCCCCATGCCGTCGCGGTTTTCTGCGCGCCGTAAATTGCGATGAAGCGAGAAAACAATCGATCAATCGCGTGCAGCGGAAAGTCTTGGTGGCTCATCGAAGATGTCCAAGGGTTGCGCGGTGTCGATCCGCAGGATTTTTGCGATCACGTCGGCCTGCTTGTCGAGCGCCGTCTTGCCGTATGCCGGTGCCGCGCGGATCTGCGCTCGCTCCTTGCGCACCCAGGTGCGCCATGCCGCAGGCCAGGACTTCATCGTTGAGCCGTGCGCCAGGTGGTAATCGCGGAAAGCGACGGCGACAGTCCCGGCCGACAGATCCGGCCGCTCGGAGTCGCACCATGCAAGCTCGGCTTCGCTTGGAAAGTCAGCGGGTATCGCAATCGAACGAGAGCGGGGAGCGGCGTCAGCCGCGTCTGTTGCGCTCTCTCTCTCTTTTTCTTGGCTCTTGGCTCTTGGCTCTTGGCTCTTGGTTGGTTGCACAGTCGTTGAACAGTCGTTCAACGGTCGTTCAACGCGCGTTGCCTT